TTTTTGATGTTCTTAATTTATTACTCATATATATTTAAAATATATATTAATTTTCCATTATTTTTTATTAAAACAAAAAATAATTAAATAAAAAAATAATAAGAAATCAATATAAAATAAAATTTTAAACAGAAAATAAAGCAAAAACAAGTGATAAAACACTTAAACTCATTAATATTGTTTGAAAATATAATATAAATCTTATTGGTTTTTGAGTACATTCACATTTAGGATCATTATTTTTCATTAATTCAAATACATTATATATAAAAAATCCATAAATACCAATTATTAATAAAATATAAACATACATAAACATTTTTTCACCAATATTATTTCCTCCACCTGATTTAATAGAACTTAATACATAATACATCATCATAAATTTAAATAAAGCAATAATACCTAATACTAAAGAAACATATTCAATAATAACAATATAATTTAGATTAACTTTATTTGAAGCATTTTCTTTTTCAAAACAATCACATTTTTTTAAATCATTTAAATATTTAATAATATAACCAATAGCAATAATATATATTAAAGTAAATATTATTAATGAAATTAAATATCCTGAAAAACTAGATTTTACATTAGATAAATTTACATTAGATAAATTTACATTAGATAAATTTTTACTTAATTTAGATTTTCCTTTTGAAGCAGATTTTTTAATAGATTTTTTACTGGTTTTTTTTAAGTTAGCCATATATATTAAATAAATATTTTTATTTATTTCATTTTAAAATTTATTTTGGTTTATTTTGATTTATTTTGGTTTATTTTGATTTATTTTGATTTATTTTAAATTTTATTTATTTTGATTCATTTAAAATTTCAATTACTTTATTTTTTTTATTTTTTTCTGCTTGCCATGCTGAAGGGTCATCATTATTCATAAAAGGTTGTTTCCAAAAATAAGGAATTATGTTATCCTTATTTGGATAATATTTTTCAAATATTTGTCTATAATATAATGATTCTTTATCATATGGCATATTAATTAAATATTTTTTTCTTTCATTTTCAAATTCTTCTTCTGAATATTTATTTTCCATAAAATTTTGTATTAATAAATAAGATGGATTCTCCTCACTGCTTACTCCATCAGAAAATGCAGTTTTTACTCTCCATATTAATTCTTCAGGTAATATATCCTCAAAAGCCTTTCTTAATATGTATTTTTCCATCTTATTACCAAACATTTTAAAACGCGGATTCATTTCCATTACATATTGAATCAATTCAGGATCACTAAATGGTACTCTTGCTTCCAATCCAGCTCCACTTATACTTTTATCTGAACGTAAAACATCAAAATAATGAATATTTTCTAACATTTTCAAATTTTCATTATAAAAGTCTTCTTCGCAATTAGCATAATAAAATCCTCTATAACTTCCAAAGATTTCATCTGAAACATCACCGCAAAAAACTACTTTATCTTCACTATTGTCCCGAATATAACATGATACTAAATAATTACCAATGGATGCTCGAACAGTAGTAACATCATAACTTTCAATTTGATAAATTGTTTTTTCAATAGCACCTAAAAAATCTTCAGGACTCAATTCAATGATTGTATGATTCGTCTTTATATAATCCGCAGCAATTTTTGAATATTTTAAATCAACTGAACCTTTCATTCCAATAGAATATGTATTTAATGTATATGGTTCATAATTTTTAGCCACTAAAGCACTAACTATTGTACTATCTAATCCTCCAGATAATAAACAACATAAATTTCTTTCACTCATTAATCTCTTATTGACTGCTTTAATCATTAAATTTTTAATATTTTCAATATGAATTTCCTCTTCTTCTATAAAATGAGATTTTGGAATTTCTTTAAATTTAAAATAATTATTAATATAAATATTATTTTTTTCAATATCTATTATCATATAAGAACGCGGTTCAAACTGTTTAACTTCAAATGATTCATTTATTGATTTAACTTCACTAGAAATAATATATTCATCGTTGTTTTTCCCTATAAATAATGAACGTATTCCTAATTGATCTCTTGAAATAAATACTTGTTTATTATGATTGTCATATAAAACAAAAGCAAATTCGCCATCTAATAATTGAATTGTTTTTTCAATACCAAATTTTTTATATAAATGAATAATAATTTCGCAATCACTATTCGATTCATAAACATCATTCAATTTATAGATTTCTCTTAATTCTTTGTAATTAAAAATTTCACCATTACATATTAAATGAATACCATTTATTTCAAAAGGTTGATTACTTGATTCATCTAAACCATTTATACTTAATCTATGAAAACCAAAAAATAATTTTTTATCATTTTCAATATTTAATATTTTACTAATTGAATTACTTGGACCTCTATGTTGAATTTTATTATATTCAAATTCCAAATATTCATTTTTTAAAGTTTTTCCTAAATAAAAAAATATACCACACATATTTTTTTATATTTAAAATGATTTTAAGTTAAATTTATTTAATATTTTATTTTTTTAATTTTATTTAATATTTTATTTTAATATTTTTTTTTAATATTTAATTCTTAAAACAAGGATAATTATATTTAACAATTAAGTCAAATAATGATTGACATCCTTTTTTTTCAATATTTTCGATAACTTCATTTTCAGTATTATCTATATTATTATCTATATTATTAACTTTATAAACATTATAAATTGTTGAAATAGCATTTGATGCCATTATATTTGGTACAATAAAATAAATAAAAACAAAAATAAAAATATATAATGCATATTTTTTCCATCCTGTTATATATTTATTCATTGACCCATAAATCCAATGTAAGGATAAAAATATAAAAGCAACAAATAAGAAAACATACATAATAAAATATTTTAAAGAAAACATTTGTTTCATAAATCCTATATATTCATAATCTTTTGTATCAATATATTTATATATTGTTGAAAATAAAGTAATTGATTTATAACCAGTCAATCTATAAAATATTATAATTAGTGTTGGAATAATCAAAGAAATAAATATATAAATTTTAATCCATTGAGTTTTTTTTATATCATATAAATCTATTTTTAATATATGTCTTAGTACAAATGTTGTTGAAAAAGGAATCATAAATAAAAAACTCAATACCATTAATTTGCTATAATTTGAATTAATATATATGCTTACTGAATCTTTTACTTTTGTAACACAATTAGGATTATTATAAGGATTATTATTAGGATTTGCTTGCACAAAATTAACAATTATAGATGACATTAAATTTTTTAATAAAGCTTCTAAAATAATAAAAATTCCTATTAAATTAACAATAATTAAAAATATATTTGTATTTTGAGAAAATCCTATGAATGTAGATACAAATTTACCTTCTTTTTTTTCTTTTTCTGTTAATGTTTCTAACATTCCATCTTTATTAAAGTTTATAATATTAAATGGAGAACCTAATGTTAATTCGTAAAAATAATTATAGAGACCATTATTTACTGCTTTTCTTTCTTTTTTTTCATTTCCTTTATTTTTATTTTGATTATTTTCATTATTATTTTCTTCATTTACTCCACCCATCATTCCAGATAAACTGCCTTTTCCATTTTTTTCACCATTATTTTTTTGTTCATTATTTTTACCAGGTTGATTTTCAGGTATTTCTTCAATAGTTTTCCATTTTCCTATAGATATACCATTTAAAACAAACGAACCAGTTAAAAAAAAGAAAGAAACAAAAACAGTTATTATATAATAAGCATGAAATAATGTTTTATTTGTTTTAATTATATTATAATAATCATTTTTATTAAATGAATATGCTATATTACCTCCCTCCTGATCGGACATAACTAATATAAAGTTATAAAAAAATAAAATTAATAAATCCCAAAAAATCCACAAATTATAAAAATAATAACTACAATAATATATATAAATACAATTATACCACCAGCAGCAGCACCAGATTTTAACATATCCATAAATTGATTTACACCACCAATAGCATCAAATATTGTTGCTCCAGCATTTGCTGTTGCTAAAAAGTTACATAAAACAGTAATAAAAACTTCTTTAATAAAAAATTTAATAGGAGAATTTCCAGCTTGATAATCTTCTTTTTTCCTTTGTGCATAATCAATATTATCTTGTTCTAAACCATTAATTTTATTATTTATTTCTAGAATTTGTTCATCATCTTTAATTGTATCTTTTTTCAAAAAAGCTAACATACTATTTTTTACTTTTGTTAATTTATTAGGATTATTTTTTGAATTTTGGTCATCTTGTGGTTCAGGAAAGTCTTCATCAGGTCCATATAATAATTCTTCTATTTCATTTACTAATTTTGCATTTTTAATATTTTTTTTATTATCTTCTTTTTTAATATCATCTTTAAATGTATCATAAAATTTCTTTAATAAAATTTTATTTCCTATAACATCCTCTTTATTAAATGTTAAAGGATAATTATCACCATATAATGCTTTTTCATACAAACCTATTAATGCTAAATTAATTCCTAAAAACATTCCGGTTTCTTGTAATTGATTTTTTATCATTTGATTGTCTCCCAAATATTTATATAAAAAATCTGCTATTACTAAAAATATTTCTGATTGACAACAAGGACCACCAGCTGGTAATAAACAAATTGGTTCTGGTTTTATATTTACTTTTTTTCTTTCTTCTCTTAATTCTTCTAAAGCTTTTTCATATTTATGATTATCAATGACTCCATTTTGAAAGTCAAAATCATATAAATTAAAATTATTATTTGTTTTATTTTTATTGTTTCCTTTAACTCCATTATTTTCATTATTTTCATTTCCATTATTTCCATTCCCTTTTTCTTTTCCTGAATTTCCAAACATTCCATTCATAGAAGGCATTCCATTCATTGACATTCCTTGACCATTATTTGTTTGTCCAGTTTGAATCTTGTGTTTCATAGAATTGACTTGTTTATTAATATTTTTTAATGTATTCTTTAAAAAATTTATACCTTTACTTGAGCATCCGCCTTCTGAAACTTGCTGTAAAACCATTATTAATCCAGGAAAAGAAGCATCAATTGCTTTATGAAAACCATTAATACCACTACCAACGTAAGGAAGAAAATAAACAAACATAAATTTAAATTTTTGTAACATATAAATATTTAATGAAATTAACGGTCGAACTAATAAATTTGTAACAAAATTACCTTTTGCCCAACTTTCAAATGGAATTAATATTTTATCACTAAAACGAAAGGAAAAATAAATCATTAAATAAACAACTGTTAATATTAATCCTGCAATAGCTCCTACATTATATGGACTACAAACTTTATTAGGATTATCAAACATACCCAAACCTTTACTTAAACAACAAGCTGTAACAGTTCCAACAGTTATTAAAGTATATGTAGCTAAACCAATTAATATTAATTTAATCCAATCAATAATTGTAGAAAATCTATTTGTTAATGTTCTATAATTTAATTCGCACTTTAAATATCTACACATTGAATCTTTAACTTTTTGCATAACAAGTCCAATAAATGTTACACCACCAGTATTTAAACCAGTTGGTAATATAAATACTGGTAAAAATATCATAAATATGCAAACTAAGTAAAAAACTATTTTCTTCCATAAATTTCCACCTTTTCTTTTTAAATAAATATGTAAATGATTGTTTTCTGCTATTCCTAAATTACTACATGAATCATTATTTTTTAATAATTTTTGCTTATAAAATACTTGAATATCATTTAAATCATTTGAATCAAAAAATTCTAATTCATAAAAATCTAATTCATAAAAACTATTTTTTTTTAAAAATTTATTATATACTAAATCTTTAATACTTAAAATAGAATCATATTTATGAACATTTATTTTATGTTTTTTATTGTTCAATATTATATTAATATTCATCTAATTTATAAGTACAAAAAAAATTTGTAATTATATTTTTTGATTTTGAATATACGAATATATAATTAATTATTTCAATTAAATATCATTTTTATATCTAAATATATAAAATTTTATTTTATCCTTATTTAAATAATAATCATTATATAAATTTCTCACTTCTTTGTATTTTAAATATCCCTTCTCACTAAACGTAAAAAATATAAATACATCCATGTTTTTAATGATATTATTGTTTAAATAATTAATTAATGCAATTTTTATATTATTGTTATTATTCTTTTTTTTATAATATTCTAATTCATATGTCTTTAAATTATCTACTAAATAATTCAATATTTCATTATATTCACTAACAATTAAAATTTTTTTATTATTTTCTTTTATAATTATATTTTCTAGTTTTTTTATAATACTATTAATTTCATTATTATCATGAATAATATTATATATCATTTTATAATTATATCTACATATTGGACATTTACTTAAATTATTATTTAATTCTTCATTTATCTTATGTTTTAATATACAATTTTTACAAAAATAATGACTACATTCTAATATACAAAATTCAGAAACTTCTATTTTACTCATACATATACAACAACTTGAATGATTATATTCTTTGTTTATAATAAAATCATTTATATTATTTTTATTCTTTTTAACTATATTTTCTATGTTGTTTTCATTTGTTCTATGTATATATTTATTATTTGAATTTAATAAAATATTTGCTATTTCAATATCATTGTTATTCAATTGACTTAATATTTTACTTTCTTCATTGCTTTCAATAGTAATTAACTCATCATTATATGTTTTATTTTCAATTTCATTCTTATTCTGTATTAATAATTCATTTTTTATTATATATTTATAATTATTAAATCCAAATTTTATTAAATCATTATTATTTATTATAAATAAACTCATATTTTTTAACATAAACTCATCAATTTCATTTTCATAATTAATATATGTATAATAATTTACTTTCAACTCTTTCAAATAATTTATATCATTTTTATGAATTTTATTAAAATTATCAATAATTATATTATTCCATCTAAACATAAATATATTTTTAATTTTTAAAGATTCAATAGTTTCAATCATAGAATCTTCAATAATTGAATTATTTATATTTTCAATAATACTATTACCATGATAAAAATCAAAATTTTTAAAATAATTAGTTAATATATTTATATTTATAAATATATATTCATTATCAATCATATGTGAATTATTTAAATTTTTTAAGCTATTTATATTATTAATTTCTAAATAATGAACATTAATATTTATTGATTTAATGACACTTATAAACAATTCAATCTTTATTTTTGAACTAAAGATTAAATTACTTTTACTATTTATTAAATTATGTTCTATTTTATTTGAATAATTTATATTTTCTAAATTTATAGAATTTTTTGAATAATTATATATACAATTTATTATCATAATCAAATTTTTTAAATAAGATTGATTATTAATAATAAATCCTTTTCCCCTAAAATTATATTTATAATCTTCTAAAAAATTAATGTTTAAAAATCTCATATTTTGAATATCAGCATATAATTCATTGTCTAATTTATAAATATTAATATTTCTCATTTTACTATTTTTTTTACTAAAATATTTTATCAAATATATTAATTTTTTTATATTTTTTATATCATAGTTATCCAATATTTTATCATGCTGTATTAATTGTATTGATTTATTATCTATTTTATCATATGTTAAAGTATAATTTTTAAATTTTTTTTTATTTACAATATTTTCTAAATATAAAAAAATAAATTTTCTATATTTTATATTTTTTCCTTCTTTAATATAATTTTTTAATTTGTCAATATTTAAATATAAGTTAGTATTATTTTCATCAGTTTTAAATTCAAAATATTCTTGATAATTTATTAATAAATTATGTAAATCATTTTCATTGTCATTATTAAAATTACTTAATAGCAAATTCATTCATAGGTTAAATTAAAATTATTATTTTAAATAGTTAGTTTTAATATTTTTAATAATAATCTAATTTCTAATTAAGTAAATGAAACCTAATTTAACTTCAAATATTTTTTTAACAAATATATTAAAAAAAAATACGAATGTTTCAAATCAAAAAAAAATAATATTAAATACATTTTTCTTTAACTTTGTATATTTTA